TTTCAAACTGTGAACTGCCGGTTGACGCCGTTGCCTGAAATCCGTAGGTGCCAATTCCGCTAGATTTTGTGTGCAACATTGCTGCTGGTGACGTAATCCCAAACCCCGAATTTCCTGCCGCAACCACGAGTCCGTAATTATTAGCTGCGCCATCTGCGTAAAAGTAACCACCAATATTGGTGCGAGTACCTGTGGATGTCGTCATTCCCGATTGAGCATGAATACCGTAATGAGTTCCTGCATCGCGAGAAGTGCTGGCACTCGATTTTACTCCATACGAATCCCCCGTCACCGTGCCTCCCGCAGAAGCATTTACCCCGTATGCGTTAACCGAGTTACCCGCAGTTTGGGCATGGAGGCCCGTTGCGGTTCCAGACGCAGTTCCCCCAGTGTTGAAAAAACCACCATAGCTATCGGTGTGAGCAGTTCCGCTGATTGCGGCATTGACCCCGTAGACCGTTCCCGTTCCGCCAGTGGTCTGGGCGAGAAATGCTTCCCCACCGTTAGCAGATTGGGTGGCGTAGACTGTTCCGGCGCAATGAACCTTATAGGAGGGAGACACTACACCAATTCCGACTTTACCCCCCGACCCTCCCATATATACATTACCACCCGGATAAACAACCAAGTGGCTGCCGACACCAATTTCATCAATGATAAACTTGTTTTCACCATTCTCACGCCCAATCATCCACTCATCAGTTCCACTGGCCATGAAGCTAATCAGGCTATTTGAAGTTGAGTTGAGAGAAAGTCTTTGAGTTGGAGCCGCCGCACCCAAGCCCAGCCGGGCATTCGTCTCGTCCCAGTGTAAATTCGAGTTTGCACTGAATGCCGCCGGAGAAGCCCCGTCGTGGAATTGAAGCTGCCCCGACGCGCCAGCCGGGGTAGCTCCCGCTCCGTCCGCTCCGTCCGCTCCGTCCGCTCCAGTAGCTCCAGTAGCTCCGTCCGCTCCAGTAGCTCCAGTAGCTCCCTGCGAACCAGCACTTCCCTGCGCCCCGGTGGTTCCCTGCGAACCAGTAGCTCCGGTGTCCCCCGTCACTAATCCAAAAGTTAATGTCTGCGTCGGGTATGTCCCGCTCGCGCTCAATGTCGGTGTGCCGCCTGCTGCCACGCTACTAACCGCATAAGTCCAGTTCGGTTGCGCCGCAGCCGCGCCAGTGCTTCCCTGCGCCCCGGTGGCTCCGGTAAAATCGCCGCGTGAAGTCCAAGTAGTAGCATTGGTTTTCTCAAACCATTCATCAGAGGTCGAGTTCAGGTGGAGGTCGCCCACTGCCCCTGTGCTGCTGACCGGGTTGACTGAGCTAGTTAACCAAGTCGAGCCGTCTACTCCGTCGGCACCCGCTGTGCCAGAGGTGCCCGCTGGGCCGGAGGCACCACGCAAGTCGGCAGTCACAAACTCCAGACCGTCATCGGACAAAAATGTAATTTTACCTGTCCCGCCAGTGTAGTAGCCATTGGTCCAGCCGGTGCCGTTGGTGCCGTTGGTGCCGTTGGTGCCTGCTAGGCCCGTGTTGCCCTGCCCTCCTGATGCGCCAGTCGATCCAACCGGGCCGGACGCCCCGGTATTCCCTGTCACTAATCCAAAGGTTAATGTCTGCGTAGGGTACGTCCCACTAACACTCAACGTCGGTGTGCCGCCTGCTGCCACGCTGCTAACTACATAAGTCCAGTTCGGTTGCGCCGCCGCAGCCCCCGTAGAGCCGGTCAGCCCTGTAGGACCAGTGAAGGTGCTGGGCAACGCCGTCGCCCGGTTCGTGCCCTCAAATTTAGGGCCATCAAAGGAGGTTGTCGGTAAAGTAACTGGCATATTGCAAATGTGGGCAACCCACGGTTGACACTAGATATAGTGTACTGTATCGTTAAAGTCAAGTTGGACGACGCAAAATATGGCATGAATTTCGACCACCCGGTGTCCGCGCTGGAGGCCGAGCTTTATGCCTTCAGGCTAGGTCTCACGCCGGACGAGGGGGGTTTGGGGAAGTTCAAGCATTTCCGCAATGCTGCCGACCTCATCTGGCCTGACCTAATCTGGAATCCATGGCTCGAACGCCAAATCGAGTCTATGTGCGAGCATCAATGGGTGAGCTGGACGGGCTGCGCGGCCAGCGGTAAAACCTTCGCCTCGGCTCTCTACTCGCTAGTGTGGTGGTTGGCCGACCCGCTGCACAGCAGCGTCATCCTCACCAGCACCACGGCCAAGATGATTCGCAAGCGCGCGTGGGCCAATATCCAGACCTTGTGGCGAACCAGTAACGGCCAGTTCCCCGGCAACATGGTTGACAGCAAAACCACCCTTCAGTCCGTGAAGGGTGATGACAAGGCTGCCATCTTTGCTGTCGCTGTCCTCGACGGCTCAACCTCCAAGGCCGTCGCCAACATTCAGGGCATTCACTCCGAACGAATGCTGGCTATTGTTGACGAGGCCACCGATACGCCAGAGGCCGCATTCGAGGCCACTGCCAACTTGTCCAAGGGTTGTAGGGAGTTCCAGTTCCTAGCCATCGGCAACCCCCATTCCACCCTCGATGAACATGGCCGTTTTTCTGAACCCAAGGACGGCTGGGACAGCGTGGGCATCGACACCCCTGAGTGGGAGACTAAGCGCGGCGTCTGTCTCCGGTTCGACGGCCTCCAGTCTCCCAACATCCTGTCCGGGAGAACCAAGTGGGCATTCCTCATAACCCAAGAGCAGGTCGATTCCTCGCTCAAGTACGAGGGAGAGGACTCTCCTCGCTACTGGAAGTACTCGCGCGGTATGTGGGCACCTCAAGGCGTCTGCACCACCGTCCTCTCCGAGGCCATGTGCCATAAGTACCGCGTCACCGGGAACCATGCCTTTGTCAATGAGGCCAAACTAATCGCGGGCCTCGACCCGGCCTTCGGCGGCGACCGCTGCGTGTTGCGCTTCGCCAAGTACGGCGACCTAACTTCCGGCCTCATGGGTATCGAATTCACTGAAACCTTAACCATCAAGCTGAATGCCGGCTCCACCGAGCCTATCCATTTTCAGGTCGCCCGGCAGGTTAAGGAGGCTTGCCTCTCGCGCGGGGTGGAGCCAAGCCACCTAGCCATCGACGCCACTGGGGAGGGAGGCGGACTCTGCGATATTCTCGCCCGAGAATGGTCACCTCATATATGCCGCGTCGGGTTCGGTGGCAGGGCCAGCGATAAGCCAGTGTCCGACGAAGACAGCCGCCCTAGCCACGAAGCCTACGCCAACAGGGTCACGGAGCTGTGGTTCTCTGTCAGGGAATGGGTCATCCGCGAGCAAGTCAAGGGTCTCGACTCCCCCACCATTGTCGAGTTTTGCCAGCGTATGTTCGACGACAAGAAGCGCAAAATCGTTGTGGAGCGTAAAGTCGATATGAAGGGGCGCACCGGACAATCGCCAGACCTAGCCGACGCTGCAGCGCTCGTGGTGGAAATGGGAAGAACTTTAGGCGTAGGCCACTTGCATAAAAAGACTCATTCTGATAAAGAGTGGGAGACGTTATCGTTAAAGTACGACATAATTTACAACGAAAAAAACCTCTATGCTGACGTGGAAGGCTAAAAATCGCGTGCCAATGGGCGGGTTCAGGTATTTTCAGACGGAAACTGGCATAACTATCACTGGCCCGCACTGGCGCGCCCTCCTTGAGAATGTACAGCGCCATCGCGAGGCCAACGACCTGCCCATCGACCCCGGCCTTGAGCGAGAGGTCGAGGAATTTATGTGCAGCGAGGTGCCTGATGGGTGCCACGCCTCCGCCGCGCCGCCACCCTCGGTCATCAGCATCAGCTCGGTGGTTTCGCTTACAAAGATTTTGGTGGAAACTTTTTTTCGGGGCAACCCACGGGTCGACCTCGATGAGGCCAACCGCCGCGCCAAGCTATGCGCTGGTTGCTCGGACAATGTAAAGGCGGAGGGCTGCCGACCCTGCCACGCCGGGAGCATCGAGATGCTGGTGCGACGGCTGGCGGGCACCAACGCCACCGAACACGATAGCCAGTTGGAGTCCTGCCGCCACTGCGGCTGCTTTAACAAGGCCCAAGTCTGGTTCCCGTTGAAGATTCTGCAAAAATACCAACGCGAGGCGGTGCGCCGTGCACTGCCTTCTCACTGCTGGAAGAAATGAACGAACTAAAAAATATCACCGAGGGTGGCGGTGTTCCTAAAAGCCGCCTTACCGACGCCAAGGCTGTGCAAGGCATGGTTCGCAACATGGTGCAGGCCGACGAGCGACGAGCCGGCGTCCGCGCCAAGGTAAAGGGCTTGGTGGATGGCAACGCCCCCTACTCCGCTGCCGAGCTGAAGCGCACCGGCCAGTCCTTCCGCACCAACGTCAACTTCCGCGAGGCGGAGTCATTTCTGAACATGGGCTGCTCGGCCTTCTTTGACGTGTTCGCTGAAGTGCCCACCTACGCCACCGTCCGAATCAGCCACGGTGACGCCAATGATTCGGAGAAATACAGCCGCATCATCACCGAGGAGTTCGATAGGATGCAGAAAAAGGACGGCTCCTTTGATTACCTTATGCAGCTTTCCCAGCACGAGATGGTGTTGTACGGCGTCGGCCCGCTGGTCTTCGAGGACACCGTGGACTGGCGCTGCAAGCCCATCAAGGCCACTGACCTGCTCGTGCCCGATAGCTCCAAGAGCAATGTCGGAGACTGGACAGCCTGCGCCGTCCGAAGCAGCTACCAAGTCCATGAATTGTTCGCCTTTATCCGCAACGAGGAGGCTGCCGCCAAGGCAGGCTGGGACATCTCCACCGCCAAGAAGGCTATCGTCTCCGCCGCCCCCAAGTCACAGGGCTTGGCCGGCGACACAGGCTGGGAGGCTCACCAGCAGGAATTACGCAACAACGACCTGTCTTACTCATCGCGCTGCTCCACTGTCGAGGTCGCCCACGTGTTCTACCGAGAGTTCCCTACTGACGAGTTCCCAGACGGGGCCATCAGCCATTGCATCGTTGACCAGCGCGGAGATGGGCGCAAGTTTCTGTTCCGCAAGCTCAACCGATACAAGAAATGGAGCGAGGCAGTCCACTGTATGTACTACGACAAGGGCGACGGCACCCACCACTCTGTCAAGGGCATGGGCGTCAAGATGTTCGCCTCATTGGAACTCAAGAACCGCCTGAAGTGCAGCCTCGTCGATGCCGCCGTGGCCCGCACCGCCATCCACTTTGAGGTGGACTCACCCAACGACCTGAACCGTTCCAACATTATCCAGATGGGGCCGTACTCCATTGTGCCGCCCGGCTGGAAAGTCACCCAGACCAATAGCGCAGGCGTGTTGGACGCCCCGCTCGCCGTAGAGCGCGAGCTGGAAGGGCTGATGCAGGCCAACTTGAGCCAGTACAGGCAGCGACTGGAGAAAGGCGGCAACCCCCGCACTGCCACTGAAGTTGAGGCCATCGTCGCCCAGCAGTCTGTGCTGGGCAAGACCCAGCTCAACCGCTATTACTCCCAGCTAGACGCCTTCTTCGCCGAGCGCTACCGCCGGGCCATCAACCCCAACCTTACTACAGATATACCCGGTGCTGACGAGGCGCTGGACTTCCAGCGCCGAGCCATTGAACGCGGTTGCCCCAAGGAGTGCCTCAAGGCCGTCGAGTTCGTGCAGGCCACCCGCACCGCCGGGCGGGGTTCACCCCTTGAACGCCGGGCCATTTCCAACCAACTGATGAGTGTCATTGGGCTGCTGCCCGAGGGAGGGCGCAAGCACGTCATCGAGGACCACATCGCGTCCCTCGCGGGCTACCACAGCCTTAGCCGCTACTTCCCCACCCCGGAGGAGGACATCGACACACAGGAACAACAGCAGGAGGCCGCGAGAGAGAACGCCCTGTTCAAGCTGGGCGCAGTTATTCCCATCGCCGGGGGCGACAACCACGCCGTCCACGCCGAGGTACACCTCTCCGCCGCCGCCGAGGCGGGCCAAGCCGCCCAGCAGGGCATGGGCGACCTAGCCGAGCTGGGTGTCTACTTAAACGACATCACCCAGCACACCGCCGGGCATTTGCAGGAAATGGCCCAAGACCCCACCCGTAAGGACTTGCTAAAGATTTACAGCGAAAAACTCAATGAGCTTCAAAAGCTGGCCGCGCAGATCGGGGAGGAGGTGGCCCGCCAACAACAGGAAGCCCAAGCCGCCCAGCAGGAACAGCAACAGCAGATGGCCGAGATGCAGGCGATGCAGGCCGGGCAAGACCCCGGAGACCAGCTCGCCCAAATGCGCGCCGAGCGCGACGAGGCCCGGCGAGACATGAAGACGCAAAACGATATGCAGCGCAAGAATGCCAAGACCTCACAGGACATGGCGCTTAAAGATTCCAAGAATGCGCAGCAAATGGCCCTAACCCGATGAGCATTGAAGTCAGCACCAAGGACATGGTTCATATCTGCCACCTACTGCACGAGGACGTGCTGTGCTGCCGGGAAATGATGGCTAAGATGCCCCCCAACCCCAAGGTGCAAGCCGACCTGAGACGGTCGCAGCGCCTTCTGCTCAGGATTGCATGGCGCACCGTTTTTGAGTATTATGACAACACTAGCGACATGGAGACGCGACTCGACCTTAATTAAGGCGGCGCAAAAATTGCAGGACAACAAGACCTTTAAGCGAATGCTTGAGCTTTTGAAGAATGAGCTGCCCACTAACCAAATCCTCCCAGCCACCGGCTCTGAGTCAAATGACTTCGCCTATGCCTATGGCAGGGAGGTGGGCTACCGGCAGGCCATCGCCACCCTCGAACTAATGGCTAACCCCGTTCAAGACATGGACAGCCTCGTGGCCAATTTCGAGGACCAACCCGAGTAAAGGAAACGACAACTATGGAATCTAAAACATTATCAATGAAAAACGTGGAGGCACTGGAGATACCCGAGGAAGGCGATGCGGAAGTCATCGCCGAGCCGGCGACTGCCAGTGAGACGCCAACGGACGGGAAATCCTCCGACGAACCTGAAAAGCCATCGTCCTTTGTGGACGCCATGACCAAGGCGCTTGATGATGACGAACCCGAAGGCAAGCCGGAAGCCGCGCCCGAGCCGGAGGCCGCGCCCGAGCCGGAGGCCGACTCCAAGGAGTCACGCTCCGCCAGCGACTTCAAGAAGGTTAAAGCCGAGCGCGATGACGCCCGCATCAAGATGGATGAGCTGGAGGCCAAGCTGAAGGAGCTTTCCAACTCCGATGTGGACGAGCTACTCAAGCAGACCCAGAGCGAGCGGGACGACCTGAGCCATCGCCTCAAGCTGGCTGCCATCGAGCGGCATCCAAAGTTCCAGAAGGAATACCAGAACCGGCTCAATGGAATCATCGAGCGGTCCAAGAAGCTGGTTGGCACGGAGCACGCAGAGCGCATTGCCGAGCTGCTCTCTATGGTCGACAGCGACTACCGCAACCACGGCATCGAGGACATCATGCTGGAGCTGCCCACATCCAAGCAGGCCCAAGTCGGGGCCATGCTCGCCTCCATTGAGGAAGTCCGCCATGAGCGCGACTCCGCCCTTTCCAACGCCAACGAAACCTACCAGAAGATGATGGCCGAGGAAGTCTCCCAACGGGAAATGGCGGTGGCTGAGACGGGTAAAATTTTCGACTCCGTTGCCAGCGAGGCATCCAATCTGGAAATCTTCCAGACCCGCGACGACGACGACGAGTGGAACTCCGAGGTCAGTCAACGCATGGAAATGGCGCGCGGAATCTTCTCCGGCGAGAATGACCCGCAGGACTTGGCGCGCGCCTCCCTCTGGGCCGCTGCCGCCCCCAAGTACCGCGAGCTGCTGGTATCGCAGATTGAGCTGAACCGAAGGCTAAGAGGCCAGCTCAAGGAGCAGGGCGGAGCCAACCCAACCGTCGCCCCGTCCGGCGGCGATGCCAACTCTGAACCCAAGACGTTCCTAGAAACAATGGACGAACTGATGCAGGAAGCGTGATATGCCTAAACATTACACCAAGCTTAAAAAGGGAACCCCCGACTACAGCAAGGCCAAGCGGGAACACAGGATTGCCGTGAGCAAGAAGATGGCTAAGAAACGCAAACGCGGCTAGTACAGCGGACCCCAAGCATTCCGGTAGTCCTCCCATTTGCACCGCACCCACTTGTCAGGGTAACGCGGATGCTTCCCTACCTCCCAGAATAGCCCGCGACCCGCCGCCGCTTTGTCCACTGGCATGACGTAGATGCCGGGGCCGGTTGGATAATAAACCACCGCCACAATGAAATCACAGTCATTGGCTGTGTACTGAATCTTGGTTTTGCGCCCACGCCGAAACAGCACCCGGTAGGTGCCGTTCTGCGGCACCCGCGTCGCCTTCACTTGCAGGCGGCTGATGCGCCGCTTGTGGACGGCAATCAGGTCGTAAGGTTCGCTGTCTCCAATGGGCAGGCACACCCCGAACCCCATGTGAAGCAACTCATGCGCGATGAGCATCTCCGCAGCCGCACCCGTCGGCTTTTGGTTGTGCCCGCTCGGCAGCATGACTACTCTCTCCCCCCAACTCCCTCCAGCGCGCCGGCATACCAGCCTTCAGGCAGGTTTACCTTGTTCTTCGACAACACCCACTTCCCGTCTCTCAGGAAATAGACCTTGCCGTGAACGTCCGGCCCCAGTCGCACCACATCACTGCTTTGGTGGATGAATACTACCTTTGTGCTTCCGCAGCTTGTCGCGAAGGCCAGCGCGAAAATCATCACGCACAGCGTCAGGGGTGTTAACGTCAGTCGCTTCCACATCTTTTTTTATCTCCTTCCGGGCAAGCCCCGTCAGCCATTCCAAGACAGCCTTGATGACCTTGCCCAGCATGGTTACTTCTTCTTGGAGTCAGCGATTTTTACCTTGGCTCGTGCGATGGTGTAGCCCAGCGCGGCCAGCACGCTGACTACCAAGCCCGCCACCTTGTCCCAAGCGCCGCCCCCAGAGGGGTCCACAATGCCGCTCGCCACCAAGATGCCCAGAAGCGCAGCCGCGCTGCTCAGGTAAAATTCCGTGGTGAGGTACCCCTTCTTGGGGCCGTCAATCTTATTGGTCGTTGCCATAACTTAGTCGTCCTTCTTTGTGAGTTGCCGAAACAGCTTCACCGCCGCCCACACGATCGTAATGACCAGCAGGGTGATGGATAAAACCGCCTCGATTTGCGTGAGGGTCACGGTGGCTAATACACCCCCGTTGACTCCCAACACCTTGTGCCAATCGTAATCGTTCATGTCGTAAAAGGGCGACCCCGCCGCAAAGCGGGGCCACCCGTGGATGACGACGACTAACAGTCTATCGCTTGAACATCAGGGTCGCGCCGTGGTCGCCGAAGACAGGCTCGAAGGCCATCTCGTAGGAACCAATGTGGCGACCAAACGATTCGGTCGGGTCTTCGCAGTCCTCGAACTTGTACGCGCCGGTGATGAACTTCCAGTCACCGCTGTACGAGTCCGCAGCGAACCCAAGGTTGCCGGGAACCGAACTCGGCACTACCAGTTGCTTCATCACGCTGGGAACCAGCGCAACCGCAGCCTCATAAACCGCCGCACCCGTGCCAGTCTTGGCCGTGTACAACGGGTTAATCTTAGTGCCACTACCCTTGGTGATTTCAGAACTGGTCAAGGCCACGTTCTCGCTCACCCGGTCGTAGGTTCCGTCCGACGCATGACGCGCGAAGCGGGCGGGGTTGGTCACGACGATATGACGGAAGTTGCCCGTCACGCGATCCGCGCCAATTCCAGCCAGCAGCTCATTGACCTTCGAGCTTTCCCGGTAGTCAACGCGCACGTTATCGTTGGCTGTCAGCAGCGCATTCGACGCTTCCATGCCGATGATGAGCGGGAACACCGGGCCGTTCGGGCCAAGTTCCACCCAACCGTTGCTGTCGCCCTCGGTCGCGCCACTCTCAATCAGCTTAATCGCCAACTGGTCAAGGTGCGCCGGGAGCAGGGCTACGGTGTCCGCCAAGGCCGCGTCACTCAGCTCGCCGGAACCGGCAGCCGTGTCGTTCAGCGCCTCGGCTCCTGCCACGCCGCTGATGGTCACTTGACGAGCCATCTTCATGTACTCGTTCTGGAGTTTATTCTCCAGAATACGCTTGGAATGCTTGCTAATCTCCTCCAGATACGCCCGGAAGAAGTTGCCAACATTGTAACGATACTTGAGGTTCTCCTTACAAACCTGCGGTCCGCGAATCGAAATCCGCTCTGGACTGTAGGTCTGCTCAGACATACCCCATTCCACATCATTCCACGTGCGGGCACACAAGCCATCTCCAGCGTCCATATTAACTTGGCCGGAGGCGCTCGTGGTCGCAATCTTCTCCCATGACAACTCATCGTTGACCGGCAGAGAATTCTCGACGCGGAAGGTCGTTTGAGTGAGGCCAGTGCCAAGCGGGTAGGTACCCTTTGGCAATGCGTTCAACCAAACTGACCGATTAGTGGCCTTCCGATGAATGTCTTTACCCAAAGACTCGGTGGCCATTTTCAAAGCCTGAAATACATCTGTACAAGCCATGATAAATCCTTTCGTTAGGATTGATTTAGGATGAGGCTTGAAGTCCAGACACCACCCGGCGCGGACAGACCTCATCTGTCGCATCGGACGGCCATTGCCGAATAGGGCCAGCGGCTCGCCAGCACCGCAGTAGGGCGAAATCTCAGTTCACGTGTTTAGGCAGCCGCCGCTGCACCCCTTTTGTACCAAGTCAGACATTTAATGTCAAACGTCTTGGACATTTAATGTCATATAAAGAAATGGGGCTGGCGGGCCATGGCGATTTGATGATTTACCTCAGAAAAGCACAGCCTTTAGGCCAGAAAGCCACCCTCATAACCTGAAGGTCGGTGGTTCAAATCCGCCTCCCGCAACCACCTCGTTTTCCTCGTTTCACCCCTGTTTTTACGGAACATTAAGGCCAGAAAATTGGCCTTGACAGTGTATTCGTTATGATATACTAAATACATGACAGATAAGTACAGTGCAGCACGGCTCATGCTCATATATATGGCGATTTTGGGCGACAGGTGCCACAATAAACCATGAAAAAGGCGACAACATGAAGATACACGAAGAAAAAAGACTTGGGAAGGTACGCTTTGTCCTCGACGTAAAGATGGCGGGCAGGAGGCGGAGAACCTATCACACTACCCGGCGCAAAGCGGAGGCTGCCTTGGCGGAACTGAAGCGCACCCAGAGGGCGCACGGCGATATGTTCGCCCGCTACCCGGAGGGCGTTCGCATTGAGTGGATGATGGCGCACGAACTGGCCAAGGAGGGCGGGTTCACCATTATTAACGCCGTGCGTTACTATAAGGAGCATACCGAGATTCGCGAGGAGCATCGCGTCACCGTGGGTACCGCCATCCGCGCCTTCCTTCGGGAGAAGAAGCTCCTCATCAAGGAGCGCAGCCACACTGCCCTTTCATCGACGTTGGAGCGCTTTGGTGAGGAGCGGTGGAATGGCTCGCTAACGGATGAGTGCCGCTCGGGCGTCCTTGACTGGCTCAACGCCGGCCTGACGCGGCAGAAGACGCCGTGGAACAGTCGCACCAAGAACGGCTACCTCACCGACTTGAAAAACTTCTTCAACTGGACAGTGGCCGAGGGGCATCTGGAGTCCTCGCCCGCCCAGCACGTCCGCCGCTTCCGTGCCACTGACGCGGAGCTGGCCAAGGATGAGGAGTCGAAGAAGATTCTGACGCCCAAGGAAGTCGCGGCGGTGATGAAGTATCTGGTGAAGCATGAGCCGGACATGGTGTGTCGCGCCGCCTTGCTGTTCTTCGCCGGGCTGCGACCGGAGCGCGAAGCTGCAACCATCACCTACGATGAAGTTATGCTGGACGACCAGCTTGTTCATGTCCGCGCCAGCCGCGCCAAGGACCGCCAGAACCGATACATAGCCATGCCCCCGAATCTGGTGGCGTGGGTGCGGTGGGGGCTGAACCATGGCGCGACTCTGCCGGTGGTCAACTGGGACAAGCGGTGGAATGAAGCGCGCTCCAAGCTAAAGCTGACCGGAGAGGCATGGCCACACGACGCCAGCCGTCACAGCTTCGCCTCTTACTGCCTCGCGGTGCAGGGCGAGGAGGATACCCGCATGGCGCTGGGCCACGGCAACTATGAGATGCTGTTCAGAAATTATCGAACTCTTGTTAGATTGAGCGACGCAGAGCGGTACTTTAATATATGCCCGCCCCGCAAGTGAGCGAAGCCCTGTACACCCCTAGCCCGACCCACTTGGCGCGACTACGCGCTGAGGCGGGTCAGAGCGGGCGCACTGTGAGTCAGGTGGCGGAGGAGGCCATCACTCTTGGTCTTTCAGGAATTCGCGATGAATGCGCTCAAGCCGGGGAAGCCCGGACTCAAGGCAAGTCTCAATCACGGCGGTCACGCTCATGCGCTTGAGCGTGGCCACCTTCTCTGCCTCTACCCATAGCTCCCGGCTGAGGCGCAGCGTCGTGTGATGCTTCGTCTCGGCTTTCTTCGTCTTTCGCTTCCTGCTCATGCGCCTTCCTTCCTGATCACCGTGTAAAACTGTATTCAGTCTAAATACGCTCTCCCCTTTTTGTCAATGTCAATAACCTGTTAATAACTTTATGTGTATTCGGTAAGATATACACTTGCTATATGTTCGCTATGTGTTATGAATACGCCCTGACATGGTAGCTAAAAACCAAGTAGTGACATTTCGCGTGAGCAGTCGGGTCTACGGCGAGCTTCGCCGAGTAGCCGATTCCACGGGAATCTCAATTTCTGACCTTATCCGAATCTGCATTCAGGGCGAGCTGCCCAAGGTGAAAGCAAAGTATGGTGGAGATGCTTAACATCGAGGCACCGCCCTACTCGTCCCAGAACGAGGCTGCCGTCCTGTCGTGCTGTATGCGCGAGGACGAGCTGGTGGACGAGGCCGCGACCTCGCTGGAGCCGGACGACTTCTATGAGCTGAGGCACCGGAACCTGTTCGAGATCATGCAGCGGCTACGTGAACGGTCTGTGCCAATTGACACTATAACTGTTCGTGACGAGGCCGAGGCTTTGTTTCCGGGTGGCATTGAGGCGGTGGGAGGACTCCCCCACTTGGCCGGGCTGCCGGACTTGACCCCCTCCACCGTTGCCCTCCCCCACTATGTTGCGACCGTCGCCAAAAAGTCGAGGTTGCGCCAGATAGTGACCGGCGTTAGGGGTATCATTTCTCAAATCAACGCGCAAGAAGGCGACGACGACGCGCTGCTTGAATCGGCTGGGCAAACCCTCCTCAGCCTACTCCAAGCAAACAGTGGCCAAGGGGGGGAGGTCGTCCTAACTGATGTGGTCCGCAGGGCCATCGGAGAAATCGAACAGGCACATTCCAGCGATGGAAGTTGCACTGGCGTCAGCAGCGGCTTCCCTTCCCTTGACCGATTGACCAGCGGCTTCCATCGGGGCGATATGTTCGTGCTGGCCGCGCGCCCATCAATGGGCAAGACCAGTCTGGCGATGTCTATCGCCGAGCACGTCGCCTTGGACTTGAAGATTCCTGTGGGCGTGTTCAGTCTCGAAATGACGGCGGTAAGCCTCATCAAGCGTTTGCTCTCGTCGCGCACAGGCATTGATGGCCATGACCTTCTCACCGGCTCGCTCAAGAAGCAGGACATCCATAGCCTCGCCACATCCTCGGCGAGCCTTATCCGAGCGCCGCTGTTCATTGACGAGTCGCCTCGCCTAACGGTAGCGGGCTTCTCCAGCCGCGCACGCCGCATGGTGGCGCGGCACAAGGCCAAGCTCATCGTGGTGGACTACCTCCAGCTTATGAGCGCCAAGGCCGACAATCGAGTGCAGGAGGTTACGAAGATTTCAAACGGATTGAAGTCTGTCGCCAAGGAATGCGATGTCCCGCTGCTAGTTCTCAGCCAGCTTTCAAGAAGCGCAGAGCAACAGGGTCGCCCGCCGCGCTTGAGCGACCTGCGAGACAGCGGAAGCATCGAGCAGGACGCTGATGTGGTAGCGATGCTGCATCGCCCCGATGCTTCCAGTGACCTCATCGAGGTCATGGTGCAGAAGCACCGCAACGGCCCCACCGGAATCGTCGAGCTGGAATTCGACAAGGCTCACACCCGATTCAAAAACCCGACCTACTTCAACAATGCCAACGTGGACACAAAATGAACTCGACCTGTACGAACGGCAAACTGGTCATCGTCATCCAGCACATCGGACACGTTCCGGCGTTCAAAAACATGAAGATAATCGCCGGCAAGCGGCTCATTACGGCACCCAAGGCGAGAAAGTGGATGGAGCAGGCGACGAGCAGTATATGTTCTCAGTTACGTTCCTTATGTCAGACCGCCGACGACGCGACCTCGACGGAGGACTGTCGACGCTCCTCGATTGCTTTATTGCCGCCCGACGACAACTGGAAGGTGATTCCAAAGATGTGCGTAGAGGCAAGGGTGGTGCCAAAGGGTGAGGAGGGGGCAATCATTGAATTAACTAGGTTGCAGTAACACCGGAGCTGCCTAAATACCCCGGATAAACCTGAAACGGAGACAAAGTGAATGAGTAAAAAAGAAGAAAAGCAAAACAACCCGTCCATTACGGTCACGGGCATCTTGGAGTGGGCGCACTTGACGCCCGGCAAGCCTAACGAGATGAGCGGCAAGTACCAGTGTGATGTGTGCCAGTTGTCGGATGAAGCCGTCAAGGAGCTGGAGGCGATTGGCCTTGAGGTTCGTGATGGGGCTGACAAGGGCAAGCCGGAGAAGGGCCGGTACGTCACGCCCAAGGCGGGCAAGCCGCTCACCGGCGGTCTGGTCGATGCCAAGTGCAACCCGTTCGACGGGGCTGACCGCATCGGAAATGGCACCCGCGCCAACGTCGCGGTGCGCCCATTCAAGTACACCTACAAAGGCAAGTCTGGCATCGGCTGCGGCTTGCAGGCCGTGCAAATCACCGAACTGGTCGAGTACGCCCCGGCGGGCATGTTCGATGAGGAAGAAGGCTTCGTGGCCGAGCCGGTGGCTGCGGTTGTGGACGACCCGTGGGGTGAGGACGACGTGCCCAACTAGACATTGGATGGATTCTGCGAGCGGAGGTTGTGCGAAGAAGTCATACTGCGAGCGGTGGATGATTTCCGCACAGCCTTCCTCGCCGGATTGATTGACGAGCGCGGACGACCCACAAGGTCGCTGACGGCTCGGCAGGGAGAAATGTGTGAATCACTGGGCTGGTTCTTCTTTGGCGGCGGCATCGAATTGATGCTGGACTTCGCTGAGTTTAAGATTCCGGCTGAAAAAATTAGGAGGAAAATAATTGAACGAAACATTTGACGAACGAAAAGGGAGACCCAGCGCATCACGCGGTGATTCTCTGGAGAAATGCCCCGGCAGCCACGGCGCATCAAGCCTATTCAAGAGCAAGTCCTCTGCGGCGGCAGAGCTGGGCAGCCAGCAGCATGAGGTGATGGCGGGCATTGAGTTGGACTTGCAGGACGTAAACATGGAGGACTGTCGAGAGGCAGAGCGGCAGCGCGACACGGTGCTGGACTTCGTATACCCCAACTGGAGGAACTGCCCCCCCAGCATTGTTCTGGAGGAGCGGATTTGGTATCGCCGTGACCGCTACTCAGGAGTGCCTGACCTGCTCGCCATGCGCGACGGTCGCGGCCTAATCGTTGATTACAAGTTTGGCAGGATAAAGGTGCCCGAAGCCAAGCGTAACGCCCAGCTCAAGTGGCTGGCGGTGCTAGTGGACTGCAAGCTCAAGCTGGTGGACGAAATCACAGTCTGCATCATCCAGCCACGCTGCGGCGCGTTCACCACCCACACCTATGACCGGGAAGCATTGAGGAAGGCTAGGCTGGCGGTGACGCGCCACTTGCGCCGCGTCGAGTCGCGACCCCTGATACTTCGCCCCGGCGCAAGCCAATGCCGCTACTGCGCCGCGCGTGAAGCCTGTCCCGCCCTGCGTGGAAAGGCTGAGGGCATAGCCGCCATCGACAAGGTTGAGATGCTGACGCCCAGCCAGTTGGCGACCGCCATGAACATGGTCGATGCCGTGGAGTCTTCCTGCAAGGCCATCCGCAGTCGCGCGTCCGAGGCGCTCAAGGCCGACCCTGACTCCCTGCCGGGATATGAGTTGGTGAAGGGAATCACTCGGCGAAGCGTGAAGGATGCACTGTCGGCGTTCATGGCCCTTCGCCGAGCCGGTCTGGTGGGCGCGGACGAGGCGGAACGGTTCATCTCGTACAGCACCATTGGCATCACCAAATTACAGAAGCTCGTGGAGAACGACGGCGAGATTTCGCGTGCAGAGGCGGCGGAGTCTGTGGCCATTGCTCTGGAAGACATTATCACCCGCAAGGAGGGAGAACCTAAGCCATGCCGAGTAGAGTGATACGCGACGGCATACTCGAAAGCGAAGCCATCAACTCCTTGAGTTGGCCCGCCGAGCTATTCTATCGACGCCTGATGAGCGTTGTGGACGACTTCGGACGGTACAATGCCCACTCCAAGCTCCTGCGGAGCCGATGCTACCCGCTTCAGTTCGATATAGTGGCCGATAAGGACGTGACGGGCTGGCTTAACGAGTGTGTCAAGGTCGATCTGGTAAGGCTGTATAGGGTTGAAAACAAGCCGTTTTTAGAGCTTTCACGCTTTAACCAACGCACCCGTCAGGCCACCAGCAAATTCCCCGCGCCCGGTACTTGTAATACAAAGCGCGGTCGTATGACAGCGGATGCCGGCGGGTTGCTGCCGTGTGCGCACGAAGACGAAGGCGAAGACGAAGACGAAGTCGTTACGCCTAAAAGAAAGAAAGGCTTCCCGAAAGGGTGGAAACCGAATGCGTACCACGTTGAGCTGGCGGTGAAGCATGAGGTCAGCCTTGATGAAGGCGCAACCGTGTTTGAGGACTGGGCGCGAGCTAACGGCCACAAGTATGTGGATTGGGACAGGACATTCTCCAACGCCGTCAGGGGGTGGCTGAAGGAGCGGTGCCCAAGCAAAAAGGTTGCCGCCGTGGACGCCACCGGAGAGAAACTAAAAAAATGGAAATAAACCTTACTGGGCACCCTGCCGACAAAGCCGCGACCTCCTTACTTGACGATTCCCTCGTCAAGTCTTCTGCGGTAGGCGGGGTGCCCACTTCGCTATGAGCATAAACATATCACTGATAACCGGCGAGATAGAGACAGCCAAAATGATAGCCATTGGGCGCAGACGCGCGAACGAGAAGCACGGCATCTTCAACCGCCAGCGCTCACCGGAGCCTCCAGAGGAGGTCGAGCTGAATGGCATGGGAGCCGAGCTGGCTTTCTGCAAGGCGCTCAACCTGTACCCAGACCTGACAGTGAAGCTCAGGTCAGGCGGTGCGGACTGCGTATCCCGCGATGGCCTGACCGTGGATGTCAAGGCCACCGGCTACGTCAAGGGCAAGCTGCTCGTGACTCCAGACAAGAAGGGCAAAGGCACCGACCTGTACGCGCTAGTTACAGGCTCGATGCCGAACTACACCATCGTTGGCTACGCCACCAGCGACGAGATATTCAACGACGACAATCTGGCAGAGACAGGCCACGGCGTGTCCCACGCTCTGCCACAGGAGAAACTACATGAGTATGATGAACTTAGCCATTAAGCCCGCCGCAAGAAGCAGGGCAACAAGCATCCGCGACGACCTGAAGATGGTGCTGCGGGACGTGGAGGAAGTAACCGGTGTAAGCGCCAGAGACCTGATGGGCAGGTCGCGGGTTACTGCGATGTCCGACGCTAGGCAATTAGCCTACCTATGCCTGCGTTCACGGCGTCATGCCTGCGCCAGCGTAGCCAAGGCCATGAACAAGCTGGACCACGGCACCGTAAGTCACGGATGCAGACGTATCTCAGACTTGGCAAAGATTGAGAAGAAGACAGCCATGCGCGTCGATGAAATGCGTCACCGGGGGTACGCTATATGAACCCACCCCGCACTCCCGACCAAATCCGAGACGCCGCCATCGCCCACTTCATTGAGCGAGCTGTGCCTAAATTCAATAAAGGCCAAGCCGAACACGGTGGAAGCTGCGACCAGCGTGCTAATTTCGAGGAGCTGGAGAATGAGATAATCGACTTGTGGTTCTACATGATGAGCCTCAAGCACAAAATAGAGAGGAAAGAAAATGGCCACTGACGAAGAACTCGAAACCGGCTTGACTATTAGCAGCTACATTATCGGGAAAAAGGGCTACGAAAAGAAACTGGTAATGCCCTCGTCTGGTTCTTACGAAATAATGGAGCCTCCCGCCTCGAAGCTGCATATCGAGACAGTCGAGGACGCGTGGAATCGGAGGGACAGACAAGTAGCTGAACTTGAGGAAAAGGTGAAGTCTCAGCAGTGGTTATTGGCCGCGCAGGACAAGCGCATCAAGAAGCTGGAAAATCAGTTGAAGGACGCGAGACTGGCATGAACCCAAAAGACATCGCCCTAGCCATCGACATACTAGCCGTCCTGCTAATGTGCATAATCCTTTACTGGCTGTTTAGCGCATAAAAGATGGAAAAGAAGGGAAACATAGCCGACGATTGCCCGGTCTGTGGGCACTACCCAAGCTACACGGGCGGACACTGCTCCAAGTGCGGGACGGCGCGGCCAGCAAGCAAGCGCAACGAGGAGGCAGAGACATCCGACCTCGTTGACTATTTCAATATGAGTCTAGGAGAGAGGCTTAGGCGATGGAGAAACCGCCACTAAAGCCGTACAACAAAGCCGAGTGGCAAAGAATAGCCCAAGAATTCTTGGCCGACTACAACATGCCCGCATCGGCCCTACAAGCCGCTCACATCGCCTTGAGGCGTGATGACCCTACCCTAGCAGAAAAATGCCTCACAGAGGCAGCTAGGCGCAGGAAAAGGCATACGTAGAGACACATCTGATATACGCTCCAACGACCCGCTTCCCTTCCACGTCATTTCGGCTTAAAGTGTCCGCATGGGGGCGAGGGTCAAACTACCGGGTCTGGGCGCATTATGCGAGGTGGAATGGCTGGACGCCGCTGGCCATATCGGCGCAGACCTGACTGAGGCCAAGCCGATGTCTTGCTCTACCGTGGGCTGGCTCAAGGCTGTTCAAGGCGACCACATCATTATCGCGACCTCCCAGTACACCGATACCTACGGAGACTTCACCGTGATTCCAAGAGGAGTCATCACCAAGGCGAGGGTGATTGAAAAGTGAGGCACCTTGGCTCAGGCCGCACCCACTGCCGGCTCCCGCTCCTCTCGCGGAGGCAGCGCCGCCAACACATTGATGTTCACCAACGGCTTGTCAGTGTTATCCTCGATGTTGTGTATCTTGCGCATCTGGTTGTCCAGCGTCACCCACGCATCAATGGCCTGCCTCATCTCCCGCACGTTGCCCTGCGTCATAGCCGTCACCGCCGCCTGAAACAACGTGTAGAGCTTGTCACCCGTTTGCATCGAACGCCTCATGTGCGCCTCACCATCCTTACACACCAGCTTAGACAGCTTCTCGTTCTGCTCGTCAGTCTGCCGAATCAACTCAGTCGCCACCGCCTCACGGGCCTGTACCTGAATCGTATCGCGCTGCTCAAACCATTTCTCCTTGGAGGAGACTTGGCCGAGGTACGAATAACTCACGCTGTAGCGCCGAGATAAATCGCGCAGGCTGATGTTGCTGCGAACGAATTCGTCACGCAGTTTGTTCCAATCGTATTTCTTCTTGTTCGCCATACGTCAGCACTATAGCAAAAACATCAGAAAATTTCACGCACCATAGAAGGAAGGAAGGGCCACCCCTGAAGGGGGGGGGTGGGGGTCGGGTTTGGCCTCCGGCATCGTCTCAAATAAGGATTCTTATTCCTCGCCGGCAGGTTCTTAACC